AGGGAGAAGTGTTTGTTTATTTCCCTGTCAATGAGGCTGTTAAACAATTTATAAAAGTTGTTAACTAGCCTTTAACATTCCTTCCTTTTGTCGGGTTATCATGTCATTGATGACCCGGCCTTCTGTTGTCCCCTTGATGTCCAGCCTCAATCCTGCCAATAGCTTTTCCATGACCAAGGCTTTGCTAACCTTGCTGACCCTTGCCATTTCATCCAACTTTTCCCACAAGGCTTTTGTGATGTTGAAGGACACACACTGGACTTTAGGCTTGGCACTGTAAAGAGTGGTAGCCCTTTCCGGTGTCTGTTGGGGCATGTCTGCTTTCTCCACCAATTCAGACATGACTTGGGTACGTTTTCTTCCCGTGTAAGAACAGTAAACTCTCAAGAAGGCAATGTCCTCTTCATTCAAGGGCATGGTGGTCTGCACCTTCTCCCCGTAACGGGTTAAGTAGTAAGTCACGGCACGGTTTAAAACGGTTCCGCTATTCTCACCAAACTGTTTTAAAACCCTTTGTAAAATGTCTTCCTCCAGACTATTCCGGAGTTCTTGTAATTCGTTTTTCATAATGCCCCCCATTATGTGGAGTTAATAGTTACCAATAGCTTAACACCAAGTTTAGAAAAATGAAATGTTAGTATCAGATAACAACTGAGAGAAAAGGTTGACTTTCCCGTTTCATGTTTGTTACTCTCTTAAAGTCCTCTTTACTCATAAACTTCCCTCCGGACCTCTATAAGAAGGGAAGTTAAAGCAATCCCTGCACGGTTGTGAGTGAAGCAAGTAATACGGGTGGATGGAAGGCTACTAACGGGGATCTTCCCAAGAGCAGCAACCGACTTCCATCTGACCCAACACTGTAAGGATGGGTTTGCTCTGGCTTGATGGGGGAGGAATCTTTAGCAGTCCCACCTCTCCCGTCTTGTTTGCAAATTCGGATGGTCCTTCAAAGAAGCCCGGAGTTTCCCCCATGTTTCTCCGGGTTCCTACCTTCTTCCCCTTGCTAAACTTTACTTTGTTTTAATGCAGTGTTAAGGGTTCTTAAACATAAACGTCCCTTTTAATCAATAAGGTCCTGCCAATGGGTGACCAGACCACACACATTAACCCCCCAGACAACTCCAACCTCCGGATGGATTCCGGAAGGCCCTGCTACGAAACTACGGGCACCCTTCAAGATGAAATGTCCTTCCAAGAATGGTTTGCCCTCCGGAACAACCTGCACATTAAGAAGATGCCCAGAGCCTACGGGATAGACTTTGCCGTCTATAATCAGAACCACATCCTCATGGGCTTTGTGGAGTACAAGACACGCAACCACACAATGGACCAGTTGCGACAGTGGGGAGGGTATAAGCTCAGTGTTCATAAGTTCATGCGAATGGTAGAGATGACAGAGCAGACCAAAAGACAGGCTTGCCTCTTCATTCAAACCAAAGAACTTCCAAACACTCACTATTGGAGGTTTAAAGTTGAATCCGGACAACTGGCTTTGTTCCCTATCCAAGACTGGGAACCGTACAAAGGAGGGGTGGCTGTCTCTGGAAGGAAACGGGAACAGATTGACCCACAGGACACGGAACCAGCAGTTTTAATCCCGTGTGATTCTTTCAAACTACAAACTCTGTAGACCCATGATTTCAGCAACTCAAGTTCCTTGGCTTAATCTTACGGAAACAGCAGCACTACTGGGGGTTACTTTTCAGACAGCCCGGAAACTAATCGCTAATAATAAGTTGATTTACAAACGACAAGAAGAGAATGGACGGTTTCTGGTTTCTACCAAGAGTGTTATGGAATACATGCGGAAGGAACCCCGTTATTTAGGGAAAGAGTCCCGAACCTTTGAAAATGGCAAGCCTCATCCCTTGATGACTTATGCAGAGGCTGGGACTTACCTTAGAATTGGACAATCTTCTGTCCGGAAGATGGTGGATAATGGAGAATTAACCCGGAAGAAAATTGGTAGGAAAGTCTTTGTAACTAGAGTCAGTGTCACTGATTATTTGCAGAAAGTCCTTGACCAATGAATCTGGAAATTAAAGACGTTCCTGTTGACCACGTTTTGCCCAACCCGTGGAATCCTAACTTTGTCCCTGTCCGTGTGGACGAGGCAATTCGGGAATCTATCGGTGTCTATGGAATGGTGGACCCCATCACTTGCCGCATTCATCCAACCCAAGAAGGCTTCCTAGAAGTCCTAGACGGGGAGCATAGGCTGGAAGCAGTTAAGGAAATGGGGCACCAGACCATTCCAGTGGTTATCCTACCCTTGGAGAATGATGCCCAAGCAAAACGGTTTACCATCATTGCCAACGAAACCAGAGGCTATGCCCAAAAGGATGCTCTTGCCCAGCTACTACGAGAGATTGATGAAGAACTGGGGACCACCTCCCGGCTTGGTCTTCCCTACTACGAGGATGAATTCAAAGACCTAATCCAATGGGCGGATGATGCTGCCAAGGATGTAGCACAGAACCACCCTACCCCCTCCCATGAACTGGTCCTTATTGTGAAGCACCCAGAGGAAGGAGGAGACACCCTCTTCCAAACTGTCCGGGACTTCCTTGAAGATAAGTTCCCCTCTGCTGAAGTTTCCCTCCGGGGTTGAGATGTACCCACCCAAGAAACCACACCCTCCCGGCACCGTGGTTGACAAGCTGGGCAGGAGGAAAAAGCCAGATACTTTTGAATCCCGTATAAAGCCAGAATTAGAGAAACTTAAAGAACTGGCGGAAATCGGTTATACAGACAAACAGGTGTCCGATTATTTCGCATTGGACCACACAACCTTCTGTACTTTAAAGAAAAAGCACCCAGAAATTTCAGAAATCCTTTTAGAAGGGAGAAGAAAGGCCAAGCAAGGAATTAACAATGCCCTTTACAAACGGGCACACGGGTGGACAGAACAGGTCGAGGAATTGGTGGCTGTCCGTGATGGTAACGGGGATGTTGTTAGACATGAAGTAAAACGGGTTAACAAGTATTTCCCCCCAGATATGGGGGCAATGCGGATGTGGACAGCCCACAGGGATGAAGCACACTTTTCAGAACATGGATTGAGCAGGGAAGAACGAATTGAAGTAATTAAAAAGGTGAATGCCCTACGGGACCAGCACAACTGGACAGCAGCACACACCGCAAGAGTCTACGAGGAACACGGTTGCCCCCTTCCCAAGTCCCTAGAGATTGAACTAGCCAAAGAACTAAAGGACAGCCTACCCACCCAAGAAAGCCCATCCTTAAAGATTGTCCTGCCAGATGGGGCTACTTTGGAAGACCTCACCCAACTAACTGATGGAAACGGAACTTAGAATCCTTCCTCACCAACTGGAAGTCCTCAAGAGCCAGAAACGGGAGATATTCCTTGGGGGAGGGGTTGGAGCAGGGAAGACCATGATTGGTTCCCTATGGACGTTACGGAAAGCCCAGACAGCACCTAAAGAAGTCTATGGGCTGATAGTCAGCAACACATACTCCCAGTTGTACGACACCACGGTTAGAGCATTTTACAAGACAGCAGAAATGGCAGGATGCCGTTTACATCCCAGCAGCATTCCCAGAAGCAAGGGACCTAATGACATTCTATTGCAGGGACGTAACGGAGTTGTTCGGATTTTATTACGGTCCTTGGAACACTACGAAAGGCTTTCTGGACTGGAGATTGGGTTTGCTTGGGTGGATGAGTGCTGGCAAACGGTACCGGAAGCCATTGACCTCTTGAATGCCAGATTACGGGACAAGCGGATGGACCCAAACCAACTGCTCTTTACCACAACCTTGGATGACCCATCCACATGGATGCACAAGAGATTTGTAGAGGACTATGCCCCAGAGTTCCAAGACGTTATTTATGCCAGAACAGGAGACAACCCTAACCTCCCGGAAACTTATCTTGACACCCTCAAGCGGACTTATTCGGATTCCGTTTTCCGTAGGATGGTGCTTAGTGAGTGGGTGGCACTGGACGAGTCCAGAATTTACTCCGGCTTTTCCCGTGCTGTCAATGTGTCCGATAACGTGGAACTTCAACCCGGAATTCCCGTAATTTGGACCCATGACTTTAACGTGGCACTCAACAAGCCCATGTCCTCTGCTGTCATGCAGTACCACCAGAGAACAGACACCTTTTGCATTCTAGATGAGATTATTGTAGATGGGGCAGACACCCACGATGCTATTGCAGAATTTCAAGCAAGGTACTCCAGAATAGACAACCCCATCATTGTTTGCGGAGATGCCGCAGGATGGAGCAAGGACACACGGAGCAGGATGAACGATTACGAAATTATTCGTAGGTCTGGATTCCCTACGATACGGGCACCCCGGAGCAATCCCGGTGTTAGGGACAGGCACAACCTTGTAAACGCTTACTGCAAGAATGCAAGGGACGAGGTAAGGCTGTTGGTTCATCCCAAGTGCAAAACCATCATTAAGGGAATGGAAACGGTCCATTTGAAGAAGGGTTCCAGCTATGTGGAAGATGACAGCCAACGGGAGCAACACGTTACCACGGCAATAGGTTATGCTGTCTGGGAGTTCACCCAGCACAAGGGGCAAGCCCACCAAATTCGGATTGGGGGAATTTGAGAGTTTTTTGCATATGCTTTTAACAAAGAATGTCCAACCATTTAACACGGTCTGAAAATGGATATAATCCCAGCTAACCTAGTGAACCAGACACACCCACAGTATGATTTATTCCTTCCTGTCTGGAATAAATGCCGGGACCTTTACTTGGGAGAAGAAGCAGTTAAGAAGAATGCTCACCGTAACCGCTACCTGTTGAGGCCCCACCGAATGGCGGATGGTGCTTGGGTGGAGTATGTGGAACGGGCTAACCTGTTGGGGCTGTTCGCTAGTACCGTGGAGGGACGTGTGGGGGACGTAGTGAGGAAGGGGGCAACCCTTCAAGGCAACGATGCACTCCAAGAGTTCTGGGACACCATGACCTTGTTAGGTGAGGACTTGGACGGGGTAGGTTCCCAGATAATCCGGGAGTTACTGATAACAGGAAGAGTTTGTGCCCTGTTGGACTTCTCACAGGAAGCTAACCGTTTCTATGTGTCCGTTTACCGTGCGGAAGACCTAATGCACTGGCAAGCCAACGCAATAGGGGAACCCACCGTTTTAGTATTACGGGAAAAGGACTGGGAATTCACAGAGCATAGCAAAACGGAAGTGGATGTCCGGTTAGTGCTGACGATGGAGGAAGAGGGTTATGTTGCCAGAAGATACGCCAACAAAGGGGGGTGGGTTCTGGTAAATGAAACGGCACCAAAAGGCAGAGGGGGGAAGCTAGAGAAAATCCCGGCTATTGTCTTTAACGTGGACCATCTGGGCTTGCCTTGTTCAGACCCTCCCATGACCCACCTATCCAACCTCATTATTTCCCTATTCCGGAACAGTGCGGATTATGAGCAGGGGCTACACGCACTGGGAGTGCCCACCCCAGTGGTCACAGGCATCCGCAAGGAAGACATGACAGACCAGACCCTTGGACCTTCCACACCCATTATCTTGGAACCACCAGATGCAAAGGTAAGTTTTCTGGAGTTTAGTGGGCAAGGGCTTTCCCAGTTAAAGCAAGCAATGGATGAGAAAGTCCTTCAAGCGGTTATGTTGGGGGCAAGGCTAGTACAACCACGGAGACAAGTGGAGAGTGCAGAGAGTGCCCGGACACGGATGGGAGCAGAGACAAGCCTGTTAAACATCTTGGTCCAGAATACGGAAAGCGGATTGTACGAGATGAGTGAACGGTTTTTGGAATGGGCAGGAGGGGCAGGAGCAGAGTTTACCCTAGAACTAAACCGGGACTTTGTGGATGAGGAGTTTAACCCAGATGCACTTAGGGCAATCAATGATGCGGAATTGCAAGGCATCATTAGTCCCATGACAGCCTTTAACCTTAGAAAGCGGTTTGAAATCTACCCAGACGGTTGGACCTTTGAGGAGGAACGGGACAACCTTGACACGATGGGAACAGATGCCAAGAAACCACCAGAAGAACCACCGCAACCCCTCAAGGTAGAACTGGCTGGGATTGCAGAGGACGAGGAAGAGTAAGACATGGCACTCATTGCGGAAATAATCCGGGATGAAGTCTTTGCTAATGCCGTGTCCTTATCCGGTATAGAAAGGGGATTGGTTCAAGGACCCATCCAAGACTTGGTCAATGCCGTCCAGCAGGAGGTAGAAACCAAGCTACAAAAATTTAACAGCCTTACAGATTTCCAACAGAAGCGGTTACTAGCCCAGAAGTCCTTCCTAGATAACACGGCACTCCAAAACAACTTCCAGCAGACAGGGAAAGAGGTTAGGGACGCACTGGTGGACCTTGCCAAACTCCAAGCCCAGCAAGCAGCAAACGAGATTAACAAAGCACTCCAGATTCCCCTTGTGTCCGTGTCCAGTCCTCCCAGTCTTTTCAAGGCATTGGTGAACCGGACCAACATTGAAGGCTTACCTCTGTTCAACTACGACAAGAAAGACGGGACACCGGGATGGTGGAAGAAGTTGGAGAGGGACACCCAGCAAAGGATAGGGCAGGAGATTAGAAAGGGCATTCTTTCCGGAGACACACCCCAGCAGATGATACAAAGAGTGCGTGGGAAAAGGACAAAAAACGGGGACTTTGAAGGGGGTGTTATTTCCGCAACAAAACGGGAAGCGGAAGCAATCACAAGAACAGCAGTCCACAAGGTAACCAATGAGGCCCGGAGAAGTGTCTATGAGGACAACACGGACATTTTAGAGGGTGTCCAGTCTATTGGAACCCTAGACCAAAGAACTACCGAACAGTGCAGAGCATACGATGGCTTAAAGTGGACCATCCCACAGTACCAACCCCAAGGCCATGCCCTCCCCTTTTGGGCACCTCCCAGACACTTCCGGTGCCGTTCTGTGATTGTGCCCGTAGTGATAGGAATTGAAGAGTTAGACAGGAAGGCCAAGGAGAAGGGGCTAAAGATCAATGAGGAAATCCGGGCCAGTAATTCTGGACCTGTTGCCGTGTCCAAGAAGATGGAGACAGGGCAGGACATGGAGCAATGGTTTGCCAAACAGTCCAAGGCATCCCAAAACGGAATGATTGGAGTAGGGAAGGCAGAAATCTGGCGGAATGGACGGGCTAGTCTTTACCAAATGGTTAATGCCTTTGGGGAACCCTTGACCCTTTCCCAACTCCGGGACCGTGTCAACAACAACACCCTCTTGCCAGCACCACAGACTACCAGAAAAACCAAGAAGTTTCTGGAGGACTTGGAGATTGAAAAAATACTAGCCAAGCAAGCAGCACAGTCCAAGAAAAACCTAAAGTACCACAACGAGAACAAGGACCAAGAATGGTATGGGAAGGTAGGGGGCAAGAAGAAAGGGCTTACCAAAGCAGAATATGAGGCAGCAAAGGAATTAAAGGAAATCCGCAAGGGTGCCATAGGGAAGGAGGAAGAGGACCCAGTTGTGAAGGTATGGGGACGGTATTTTGGAACCCCTCAAACCCTTTCAGCAGTGGCCCAAATGCGTTTCATCCGGGCAGACGTAGACGTAAAAGCAGCAACAGCCGCAGTAAACAGGGCCAAAGCTAAAGCCTCATTCCAGAAAGACTATGATGAGTCTGTGAGAGAGTACCAAAACCTCATCGACCTCATTAACACGGTATCCAAGCCCACCCAGATTTCCACCCTACGGACCTTTGCTAAAGACGGGTTTGATTCTTACGCCAAAAACTCCAAGCAAGACATGCCCGTGTTGCTCACCAAGGGGGGACTGAAGGCCAAGGAGGACATGAAACTCAAAGCCAAGGCCAAGGCAGAGAGGCTGGGGGTGGAGGATGTTTATTTAAAGGCCAAGGAAGCAACCGCTAACCTCATCAGATCATTCAAAGCTATTGAGGAGATAAACAAAAAAATAAATGCTCTTCCAATGGGGGACATATCCAAGCCAATGCCAGCATGGGCCAAAGCACAGGCAATTGACTGGTGGGATGAGGAAATTAAGTTTTACAAAGACAAGGCGGACCTAAAGAAATTACGTTACGGCAAAGGGAAGGACCCCAAGGATGTAGCCAAGCAAAACGCAAACATTGATGAATACAAGGCTTATCAGATTACCTTAGAATCAGCAAAGGCAGAGTGGATAAAGGCCCGTGAAATCAAGGACAGTTTCTTGATGGAAATTAAAGCAGAGCAAGGGAAGCAAGGGGCTTATTTAAAGGCTGTTATCCGGTTGGCAACCAGTGAGGAAGCCAAGGCTAAAGCCTTTGATGCTGTCATTGATCTAAAGCAAAAGGAAATCATAAAGTGGCAGGACTGGGACAAGACAAAGACCAGTTTTGGTCCCAAGCAGAAGGGGTTACTCTATGCCAAGATCCAAGCAGCACAAGAGGTGTTAGACAGTGCCAAGGCGTGGAAGGCCAATTGGGAGAAGGACCTAGCAGGAACCAAGGCCCAGCAAATCAAATCCACCAACGCCAAGAAAACCCTCACAGATGCAGAGGAAGCGGAAAGAAAAGCCAAACAAGCGGCATATAAAAGGGAATATAGAAAGCGGAAGAAAGCGGCACAGGAAGCGGAAACAGCAGCAACTTTAAACCCTAACCAGAATCCAGTAGTCCCAGACCCCCAAGCCTCAACAGACCCCTTTGTCACCAAGCAAACCATCATTGGGGAAAACTGGACCAAGGTACAAAACGCAAAGGGGAGCAATGACGGGGGAGTGTTCCGTGACCAATTGGGTAATGAATACTATGTAAAGTTCATGAAAGCAGACAGGATAAACTCTGAAATTGCTGCTTCCATGATGTACGAAAAAATGGGGATGACCACCTTATCCCCCACCCGTGGAGTGATTAACGGGAAAGAAGCCATTTTGACCCGTTACAGAACAGACTTGGTTGATATGACGAGGGACCAGTTTCTGGACCCCACCTTCCACCAAGACCAGTTTATGGGGATGTTTCATGCCAGTGTCTGGACCAAGAATTGGGACTTTGTGGGGCTTACCTACGATAATCTACGGTATGACCCAGTAGCAAAGAAGATTGTGATGGTGGACCCCGGTGGTTCTTTCCAATTCCGGGCACAAGGGGAACCCAAGCCATTTACCAAAAAGGGGGCAATTTCCGAATATCAGACATTCAGAGGTCCCAAGAATGCGGAGTCTAAAGCGGCAATAGATGGGAGATTGAAGAAGAACGTATGGGATGAGGCCAAAGGGGTAGAGCCATTATTTAGGATTACGGACAAGGACATTGAGAACACCCTACGGGCAAGTGGCTTCCCAGAGTCCCAAATTCCAGAGTTCAAAGAGGTCTTAATGTCCAGACGGGACCAAATTGTGGACAAATACTCCCTTTCTCCAGAGTTTGCGGCAACCATCCGGAAAGGGAAGAGTTGGGACCAAGCCTTGGAAAAACATTTCCCTTACCAAGCAGCAGCAGCAAAGGGACTTAAAACGGAATACATGCCCCATGTATCCGTAAATCCCGGCACCAAGAATTTAGAAGTATCACACGATTATTCAGACATTAACAATGTCCGGTACAACAACAGGAAACAGGTCTTTAGTTCAGACAGCAATGACGAGGTAGTTGCCTCACTTGCCAAGATCAACAAGAAACTCCCCAAGAAACTCCAGTTTGATGATGAGGATTTGAAAATAGCAGAAGGGATAGCCCGGAGTATCATGAGACAGGCTTCTGGTAGTGCTTCTTCTGATGGTTCCGCTTTTATGAAACTGATGGAATTAAAGCACAGGGCCAGCACCAACCCCAAGGTTGGGTATCATAATGGGGCAGGTTCAACAGAAGCAGTGACAGCAGGGAAGGCAAAGAAGGCCGCAAGGGCATGGGCTACCAATATGGTTTCGTACAATACCAGCAGACACGATAAAATACAGACTTTGCTTTTTGGCAATGACAGAACAAGCCCAGAATGGCAGGAGTTTGAGTCAGTATTGAAAAGGGCACACAGAGGCTATGATAGTGAGCTATACAGTTGGCTTTCCGCAAATCCGGACAAGCAAGAAAAGTTATATGGATGGTTAGAGGAGAGGCTGGAACTGGCAAGAGCATTAGACCAGAACCGATTAAGAAGAATCCACGGGTTTAATTACATAAACGTAGAAAGGGGACATAACGGTGCAGAGGAAGCGGCAAATTGGAATGACGCAACCAAGACATTTCATTTTAATGCGGCAACTTCCACCAGCATTTCCCGTTTTACGTTTACGAATGAACCCATGAGGGTAACGGCACAGGCTAAAGTGTCAGATGTCCATTTCTCTTTCCACTACGGCAAAAGCCGAATGCATTATTTTGACGGGGGAGAGGATGAATACATCCTAGCCTCTAGAAAATACCGTGCAAGGATGCTTAAAAATGGGGTTCACCAAAACTGGGAAGTTGGAGTGGACTGGAATATAGAGGACCTTGATTAAATTTTAACACCATTTGAAAAGGCGTTTAAATGAGTCTGAAAACATATATAAACAATTTAGAAGAAGTCCCAGAATCCTTACATGATTATTATCATGAAGACGGGGACGGGTTCCGCTTAGATTTGGAAGGCCAGCAGGACCGGAACGAGTTGAAGAACAAGCTAGGGGAATTCCGGAACAACAACAAGGCACTCAAGGAGCAACTAGAGGCTTACCAAGCCCGGTTTGCAGAACTGGAGGAGGTTGACCCAGCCGAAATAAAAAAGGCCATGAAAGCCCACAAGGAAGCCAAGGACAAGCAGATGCTCCCAGCCTCTGAAGTGGACAGGCTGTTAAAGGAACGGTTGACAGAAGCCCAGTCCAAAAGCCAGAAAGAACTTGAGGAAGCCAAAAGCCTAGCCTCTCAGTTGTCCATGCAAATGTCCCAGATGATGATAGAGAAGCACATCACGGAAGCAGTGCAACAGGTGGGGCAACTCCAAAAGGGTGCCCTCTCCGATGTCCTGCACCGTGCCAAGATAGAAATGGATTGGGTAGACGGGGGGTTGATAGAGAAGTCCACAGGGTTAAGTGTCGAGGCAACGAATTGGGCTGAAACATTATACAAAAACAGCCCTTTCTTTTTCCAGCCCAATACCGGAGTTGGAAGCAGGGGGAGCAGCAAGGGGAGCAACACACCCAACCCGTTTATGGCTGGGGATACGTTCAACCTCACAGAGCAGGGCAGGTTAATCCGTGAGAATCCCAACGAAGCTATGAAAATGGCAAGGGAGGCCGGGGTGGAGTTGATGCAGTGAGGCATAGAGGACGTAATGATTTAGCCCCAGAGTTGGTAATTGTTGCGGCAATGATTGGGTTAGCAATGATGGGGTTCTTTTTTCTATTTGGAGGTGCAGATGATCCAGAAAGGCAACGAGAAATTCAGCGGTTACAACAAGCCCAAGAGGACACCAAACCATAAGACTAAGTCCCATGCTGTTCTTGCAAGAAAGGCGGATGGTTCTACCAAGTTGGTGAGGTTTGGGCAGCAAGGGGTAAGCGGAGCAGGGAAAAAGCCCAGCAGCAAGAAACAGAAAGCCCGTAAAAAGTCATTTTACGCCAGACATTCCGCCCAGAATGGGGCCAAGTTGAAAGACCGATTTAGTCCGCTTTACTGGAGTGCGAAAGTCAAGTGGTGAATAACGACAAGTTCCTAGCCTTGCTTGTAATTGTTATGTGGTTATTGGGCTTGTGTCTACTCCTGCTTTTCTTGTCGAGTTGTTCCACAAGTGTCCATTGTGGTAGCAAGACCACGGAGGTTTTAGGCATAAAGTTTCATTCTCCAATTCCCCAGAAATGCAGTGAAAGACCTAACCGTGCAACGGAGATTGTAGGATGGTAATTCTATGGTATGGCTACTTCCTTTTTATTATCTGGGCTGGTTCCCATGACTGGACCGGGGCAGACAAATCTTGTGGAATCTACGGGTGTCTATGATTGCTTTACTAACCCCCTTGGTGTCTTTGGCTACCCAATGGTTTGAGGGGCACCAGAAGAAGCAGGAAGCAAAAGTAAATTCCCAAGTGATAATGGAGCAAGCCAAGGCAGAGGTAATGCGGAAGCAAGCGACATTAAACGGGGACTGGGACTTGGAAGCATTACGGGGACAGGGTTCTAGTTGGAAGGATGAGTGGTTTACAGTTGTTCTATCCTTACCGTTTCTTGGGGCATTTATTCCTGCTTTCCAGCCGTATGTAAAAGAAGGGTTTGTTATTCTGGAGGGGCTACCGGATTGGTACAAGGCCGCATTGGGAATTGCTATTGCTGCATCCTTTGGAATTCGTTCTTTTGCAACCTTCTTTAAGAGGAAGTGATGTTAGTCTCTTTAATCTGGTGGGGCTTAGTGGCTTCCCCTTTCATCTACTGGTTTGTATCTACGCATTAACAAGACTTGAATAGTATTTGCATTCCATGTTAATAGCATTTTAACACAACACTAGACCACGGGGTGGTCTGGTTCCAAAATTCGGGAGCGTTTCCTACGGGGTGGGAGTTTTAAACAACTCCCTTAAATTCTAACTCGCAAGGAAACAAAATGGCTTCCACACGTCTAACGGACATGATTGTCCCGGAGGTGTTTACCCAGTACACCCTCCAACGTTCTACTGAACTCTCCAACCTCATTTCCTCCGGTATCATCCAACAGTCCCCCGTCTTGGGTGGTCTAATTAACGGGGGTGGTTCTACCTTCCAAATGCCTTTTTTCCAGCCTCTTACTGGTGACAGCCAGATTATTGAGGACGGAACACCCTTAACCATTTCCAAGATTACCACAGAGCAACAGACAGCCGTAGTAATGAATCGTGGTGCCTCTTGGGGTTCAACCTTTCTTGCTCACTACATGACGGGTGCCGACCCAATGAGAGCAATAGGTGACTTAGTGGCAAAGTGGTGGGTTGAGGATGAGCAAAAGATTTTAACCTCCCTGTTAGGTGCCTTGTTCAATCCAGCAACCGGAGTAATCCGGGCATCACACACCAAGGACGAGTCTGGAACAGCCTTGGACAATGACATGCTCATTGATGCCGTAAACCTGTTGGGTGATGCCTACACCAAGGTGTCTGCAATGATTGTCCACAGTGCCGTCTATGCAAAGATGGTTAAGCTAAACCTAATCCAGTTTGTCCAACCAGCTACCCAGACAATGAACGTGCCCACCTATATGGGCTTGAGGGTAATCGTGGATGATAACGGGGTAACAGGTGGACCCAATTTTGACACCTACATTTTTGGTGCTGGTGCAATCTCTATGGGTGTGGGTTCCATTGATGGACGAGAAGCCACAGAGACAGACCGGGACAGCCTATCCTCTGAAGACTTCCTAATTCAGAGAAGGCGTTATTGCTTCCATCCCAACGGATTCAGATGGACAGGTGCTTCTATGACTGGGACATCTCCAACCAATGCAGAAATGGGGAATGCAGCAAACTGGTCCCAAGTGTTTGCTAATAAGAACATCCCCATGATTTGTCTTAGAAGTGCAGTCTGATGGGTGCCGCAGCATTCCGGATGATGCGTGAAAAACAAGGGGGTGGTGTGGTAGAGCCAACTGGTCAACCTTCTGCTCCTTCTCCCCAGAAGGAACCAGACCCACCACCTTCCCCCAAGCCTGTGAGGAAGTCAGAGCAACCCGTAGGGAAGAAGTCTGACACACCGAAAGAGACAGGCAAAACGTCTTGAAAGACAAGGAAAAGGAAACCATCCGGAGGGA